GGCGTACTGCTGGTGCGCCTCTGACCCTGATTATCAATAACTGAAAGGAGAACCACCATGTTTAAACTCATCGAAACTTTAGGCCGTCTGGTCATCGCTCTGTACATCCGTGAAGCCAAGGCACTGGACAAAGCGTCCAAGGCGAAAGCGAAAGTAGCCGCCAAGCTGACTCTGCTGTCCGCCAAGCTGGCGAAGGCCTCCGACAAGGCACGTCAGGCATCTCTGGATGCAACCGCAGAGGCAGCGAAAGTTGCACTTAAAGCTCAGAAACTTAAGGAGTTCTTCTAATGACTACCAAAGCTAAATTCCCCGGCAATACCATTAAGCTGTCAGACACTGTTGACCAGTGGGGCCGCAAGGTTCACATCAACGTTCGCAACGACAAGGTGACTCTGGTCTACCGCTGGAAGGCTAAGAGTGATAACCGTGCGCATACCCAGCGTGTGACCCTCGACGATGTTCAGGCAGCTCGACTGCTGGCATCCGTAGCCGTAGCGGCGACTGTGGCTGTGGGTGAAGACAAAGTTCGGGAGGCACTCCTGACAAAAGAGGTCGGCGAAACGTCCTTATGTCTGGCCGCAGCGTCAGAAGCTAAGTGATAAACTCAAGGTCATTACTATATGTAGTGGCCTTTATGATTATCATACACAACATATTGAGGAGTTACACCATGCGTAAACCTGAAGAAATCCGTGCAGACATCGAGAAGCTGACCAAAGAGCTGGAAGCCGCTAAGATTCACGAAGCAAAGCAGTCGGCGGCGGTGCACATCCTGTATAACTTAGGGTGGAAACATGACAACCTTAAGGGCTGGCAGAAACCTGCACCAAAGTGTAGCGACTACAAGGCCCCGCTGAAGGCTGGTGAGCTGGCAACGTGGGATGACAAGGTTCTGGGTGGAATAGTGTACATCCGAAGCGTTGGCGACAAGTTTGCTCAGGTGTCGCACGTTCGTGGTATCAGCAGGCTTGGAGCGGACGTGGCGAACGGTAGCTTTGCCGTTGAGAAAAGTAAGTTAACCGTGCGTCCGCGTGAGTATTTCATCGGACGTCGTTAAGTAACAGGAGACCACTATGTTAGTAACCGATATCGAGGCCAACAACCTCTTAGAGAAAGTCACTCAGTTCCACTGCGGGGTCATCTATGACTACAGCACAGACGAGTACGTATCGTATCGACCTTGGGACTTCTCAGCGTATCTCGATGCGTTAGAAGCTGAGGTGGCTCGTGGTGGTCTCATCGTATTCCACAACGGTCACAAGTATGATGCCCCAGTGTTGACCAAGCTGGCCAAGCTCCAGTTAAACCGAGAGTTCCACCTGCCGCGTGAGAACGTAGTGGACACGTTGGTGCTCAGTCGTTTGCTGTTTGCGAACATCAAAGATTCCGACATGGCCCTGCTGCGTTCCGGTAAGTTACCAGGTAAGCGCTTCGGGTCTCACGCTCTGGAGGCGTGGGGTTACCGCTTGGGCGAGATGAAGGGTGAGTACAAGGACGACTTCAAGAAACTCCTTGAGGAACAGGGAGAGGACTATGTAGACGGTGCTGAGTGGATTAGCTTCAACGAGCCTATGATGGACTATAACGTTCAGGACGTTGTGGTGACCAAGGCTCTCTTAGAGAAGCTGCTGAGCGACAAGCACTACTTCCCGGTCACCGATGGTGCTGGAGATAACTGGTGGATGCATGACGCCGTGACGTTCTGGCAGTATTCCTGCGAGGCCGTCTGGCTGGAACACCGAGCCGCTTGGCTGCTCGCTAAGCAGGAGCGTAACGGCTTCCCGTTCAACACCAAGGCCATCGAGGAACTCTACGTTGAACTCGCTGGTCGTCGTTCTGAACTCCTTCAGACACTCACCGACACTTTCGGAACTTGGTACCAACCTAAGGGAGGCACTGAGTTATTCCTGCACCCGCGCACCGGGAAGCCGCTGGGTAAATATCCACGAGTGAAGTACCCGAAGCAGGGTGCCATCTACAAGAAACCCAAGAACAAAGCTCAGCGTGAGGGTCGTGAACCCTGCGAGCTGGACACTCGGGATTACGTGGAGGGCGCTCCGTACACACCAGTAGAGCACGTTGTGTTCAACCCGAGTAGCCGAGACCACATTGCGCTCAAGCTGAAGGAAGCCGGATGGGTACCGACAGAGTTCACCGACAAGGGTGCACCTAAGGTAGACGACGAGGTACTTGAGCACGTGCGTGTGGAAGACCCTGAGAAGCAGCGCTGCATCGACCTCATCAAAGAGTACCTGATGATACAGAAGCGTATCGGTCAGGCGGCTGAGGGTGACAAAGCGTGGCTACGTTACGTTCAAGAGGATGGTAAAATCCATGGTTCAGTCAATCCTAATGGTGCCGTTACGGGCCGAGCGACTCACAGCTTCCCGAACCTCGGGCAAGTACCGGGTGTGCGAAGTCCTTACGGCGAGCCTTGCAGGGCTGCTTTTGGTGCTGAGCATCACCTTGACGGCCTCACTGGTCTACCTTGGGTACAAGCTGGTATCGACGCCTCCGGTCTGGAGTTGCGGTGTCTCGCACACTTCATGTCCAAGTACGACGGGGGAGCTTATGCAGACGTTATTCTTAACGGGGACATCCACACGGTAAACCAGCAGGCCGCTGAGTTGCCGACTCGTGATAACGCCAAGACCTTCATCTACGGTTTCCTCTATGGTGCTGGAGACGAAAAGATTGGACAGATTGTGGGAGCAGGTAAGGAACGCGGAAAGGAACTCAAGAAGAAATTCCTTGAGAACACCCCAGCAATCGCAGCGTTGCGTGAAGGAATCCAGCAGACCCTCGTCGAGTCATCCCGATGGGTTGCCGGAGAGCAGAAGGTCAAGTGGAAACGACGCTGGATTAAGGGGCTGGATGGAAGAAAGGTACACGTTCGGTCACCACATGCCGCGCTCAACACGTTGCTTCAGTCAGCTGGTGCGCTCATTTGTAAGCTGTGGATTGTCGAGACTGAAGAGTTGCTTCTCAAGGCTGGCTTGAAGCACGGCTGGGGTGGTGACTTTGCGTATATGGCGTGGGTCCACGACGAAATCCAAGTAGCGTGCCGGACCCCAGAGATTGCACAGCAGGTGATTGACACTGCGCAACAAGCTATGCGTAACGTTGGGGAACACTTTAAGTTCCGTTGCCGTCTGGATACAGAAGGTAAGATGGGTCCGAACTGGGCCGTATGTCACTAATAATACAGGAGATTTATCATGGCTATTACCAAGCGTTGTATCGTAAGTTTCGACATGAAGTTCGTGGCTTCGAGTGAGGATGTGGAAGGGTACACCAAACGAATGCTGAGCGTGTCCCGCAAGATTGCTAACGGGGAGAAGGTATCCGGCATTGAGCTGGAACTTGCACGTGTTGCTGCCACCGAGGGCATCGAAGCGTCCATTGAGTTATCCATGAAGTCTGCCATTGTTGGTCGACTTAAGGATGAGCTGCGAGAGCCTCAGGTGTCGTGCGGTAACTTCCGAGTGGGGTTCAAGCAATGAGTGAGTATCTCAAAGTTCTGGCGGCCCTCAAGGGCTGCCCTAAGTCCTTCCAGTCGAACTACGTGCGAAACAACGCTGCGTTAGTCGCTGAGGCTGCGAGCCGTGGTCACATTTCGTGTCTGACCATGAGTGGTCGTAACGGTGGCGCTTGGGAAATTACCAGTGCCGGAGTGAAATTCCTTAAGACCCATGGAGGTTGCCTGTGAGTAAGCACACATTGTTATCCTTCAGTGACTACCGGGCAACCCAGAAGATTGCCAAGGGTGTCCTTGTGATGGATGGTGACTGGCTGGTATTCCAAGCCATGAGTGCCGCTGAGTTCGATGCCTCATGGGAGGAGGAGATTTGGCACCGTTGCTGTGACCACGCTAAGGCCCGTGAGATTCTGGAGAACTCCATCGAGTCCTACAAAGGCCGCAAGAAGGCGTGGAAGAATGCAGACGTTGTCCTAGCGTTCACTGACCGTGTCAACTGGCGCAAGCTACTGGTTGACCCGACGTACAAAGAGAACCGCGCAGTCGTCAAGAAACCTGTGGGTTACTTCGAGTTCCTTGAGTACGTCTTCGAGACCTACACGTGCGTCCTTGAGCCTCAGCTCGAAGGCGATGACGTGATGGGAATCATCGGGTCTAATCCGCTTCCGTATCACTACGAGAAGGCCGTACTGGTCTCCTGTGACAAGGACTTTAAGACCATCCCGGATTGTGATTTCCTGTGGTGTACGACTGGTAACATCCTCGTGCAGACTCAGGAGACAGCCGACTACTGGCACCTCTTCCAGACTATCAAAGGTGACATCACCGATGGTTACGGTGGTATCCCCGGTTGGGGCGATACCGCTGAGGACTTCCTCAAGGAACCCTTCATTGTAGAGCCGGTAACGTCTGTGCTGAAGTCCGGTAAGAACAAGGGCCAAGAGGTAACCAAGTGGGTTAAACGCGCTCCTGAGCCGGGAGAGACGCTCTGGGATTGCATTAAGTCCATTGGCGCCAAAGCAGGGATGACCGAAGCGGAAGTAATCAAGCAGGGACAGATGGCTCGCATCCTCCGTTCTGATGAGTACAACATCGAGACTGGGGAGATTACTCTATGGCAACCGGGCAGCTGATTCTCATCGTCCTGACCATGGGCTTAGGCGCTCGTGGTCTCTGGATGTTGGCCTTGATTATCAAGCAGATAGTCGAACACAAAGCAGAGTGATAAACTCATGGGCACAATTAGGACCCACTATAGGGAAGTGCCCATTATGATTATTACTTAAAGATTACTTAGAGAGGAGACTCAAATGTTAAAACCTATAGAGCACATCCTTAACAATCCTAATGACCTTCCTGACGTACCGCGAGCTGTCAAGGAGTACCTACAGTCTCGCTTCAATGCTGACTTCCTGTATCAGTCCGAGGTCCGTAAGCTGCGTGAGGCTGGCCACAGTGAGGAGTTCATCTCCGGTGTACTGTATGGTCACTACATGGCTTCTCGCGTCCTTGACGAGATGGAGGGCCGTCAGCGTGCACTCAAAGAAGGAGATTGATTATGTGTTTCTCACCTAAGATGAAAGCACCTAAGGTCGACACAACGACTGTCCCTGAGCCAGCGCCACTGACGGAGGAACCTAAGGGTGTCCAGTACGGTGGTGACGAGGACTCAAATGGCACCACTCCTGAGGTGTCAGGGCGTAAGTCACTCAAGGTGGCCAAGACGACCGAGCCTACAGGGTCCGTCAGTAAAATCCGTAAGTCAGCTTTAGGAGGCTAACATGGGACTGTTCAAGAAAATCAAGAAGGCTATCTCCAAGGTAGTCAAGGCACCACTCAAGGCTGTTGGCCTGGCAGCAGATGCACCTAACGTGCAGTCAGCCGCTGAGACACCTGTGGCCGCACCTCAGGAGGCACCGAAAGAGGTCGTGGAGGACGTTGAATCTTCAGCAGACACTGAGTCTGGCAAGAAGAAAACTCGTGCGTCCGGTAAGAAGTCCCTCTCAGTTTCCCGCAGCTCGGGCGGTGGGATTAACCTGTAAGGAGGTGACCTGTGGCAGAAGTTAAACTCGAAGGCTTCGCAGAGGAGGGAGCCAAGGCGGTTTATGACCGTCTGAAGAACGACCGACAGCCTTACGAGACACGAGCAGAGTCCTGTGCGCAGTACACGATTCCCTCGCTGTTCCCTAAGGACTCCGATAACGCATCAACCGATTACACGACTCCGTGGCAATCCGTAGGTGCTCGCGGCCTGAACAACCTAGCGTCCAAGTTGATGCTGGCCCTGTTCCCGATGCAGTCATGGATGAAGTTGACCATCAGTGAATACGAAGCGAAGAACCTTCTGGGTGACGCTGAGGGTCTCGCTAAGGTCGATGAGGGTCTCTCAATGGTAGAGCGCATCATCATGAACTACATCGAGTCCAACAGTTACCGAGTGACTCTCTTTGAGTGCTTGAAGCAATTGTGTGTGGCTGGGAACGCATTGCTGTACTTACCGGAGCCTGAGGGTTACACCCCGATGAAGCTCTATCGTCTGAACTCGTATGTGGTCCAGCGAGATGCTTTCGGTAACGTACTTCAGATTGTCACCCTAGACAAGATTGCGTTCAACGCTCTCCCTGAGGATGTCCGCAGTCAAGTGGAAGCAGCCCAAGGTGAGCAGAAGGAAGACGCTGAGATTGACGTCTATACCCACGTGTACCTGAACGAAGCCGGGGATGGCTACTCGAAGTACGAAGAGGTTGCCGAAGCAGTGGTTCCGGGCAGTGAGGCTGAGTACCCGCTCGAAGAGTGTCCGTACATTCCGGTCCGCATGGTCCGCATCGACGGTGAATCCTACGGTCGTTCCTACGTGGAAGAGTATCTGGGCGACCTCAAGTCCCTTGAGAACCTCCAAGAGTCCATCGTGAAGATGGCTATGATTACCGCGAAGGTCATCGGTCTGGTAGACCCGGCAGGTATCACTCAGGTCCGCCGACTCACGGCAGCACAGTCTGGTGCGTTCGTACCGGGACGTAAGCAGGACATTGAGTTCCTCCAGCTGGAGAAGTCCGGCGACTTTACCGTAGCGAAGAACGTAAGCGACACCATTGAGGCTCGCCTCTCGTATGCCTTTATGCTCAACAGTGCGGTACAACGTACAGGTGAGCGAGTCACAGCTGAAGAGATTCGGTATGTGGCGTCAGAGCTGGAAGATACCTTAGGTGGTGTCTACTCGATTCTCTCGCAGGAACTCCAGCTGCCTCTGGTAAGAGTGCTCTTGAAGCAACTACAAGCCACGCAGCAAATCCCGGAGTTACCTAAAGAGGCCGTCGAGCCAACTATCAGCACTGGCCTTGAGGCTATCGGACGTGGCCAGGACCTTGACAAGCTAGAGCGGTGCATTGCCGCATGGTCAGCCCTCAAGGCCCTAGAAGGTGATGATGACCTCAACTTGGCTAACCTCAAGTTACGTATCGCTAACGCTATCGGACTCGACACGGCTGGTATGCTTCTCACTCAGGAGCAGAAGAACGCCCTTATGGCACAGCAAGGCGCTCAGATTGCTACACAGCAAGGGGCCGCAGCGCTGGGTCAGGGGATGGCCGCACAGGCTACTGCAAGTCCTGAAGCGATGGCCGCAGCAGCTGATTCAGTCGGTATGCAACCGGGCATGTAATTAGGGCACACTATAGGGAGACCGATTGGTTTCCCTCTTAGTCTTAACTTTAAGGAGATTGAAATGGCTGGCGAATCTAACGCAGACGTATACGCATCCTTCGGTGTTAACAGTGCTGTACTGACTGGCAGTACACCTGAGGAGCACCAAGAAAACATGTTGGCACTCGATGTTGCTGCCCGTGATGGCGATGATGCAATCGAGCTGAACACCAACAGTGATGACCCGTATGGTTCCGATGCGGACCCGTTCGGTGAACCTGAAGAGGGCCGTATGCAGGTCCGTATCTCCGCTGATGGTTCAGACGAACAGGATTGCGAAGATGATAATGGTGAAGAAGAACAGCAGGGCGACGATGAGAGTCAGCCGGAGGAAGTAACCGACGATGGTGAACCTGAAGAGTTCAAACCGATTGGTGAAACTCCGGCTGACATCAACGAAGCCTCTCAGCAGCTGGAAGAGCACGAAGCTGGCTTTAACGACATGGTTGCCACTGCAATCGAACGCGGTCTCTCACAGGATGCTGTGACCCGTATTCAGCAGGAGTACCAGAACGAGGACAGCTTGTCCGATGAGTCTTACCGAGAGCTGGCTGAGGCTGGTTACAGTAAGGCGTTCGTCGATGCGTACATTCGCGGTCAGGAGGCTCTGGTCAACCAGTACGTAGAGAAAGTGATGGACTTTGTGGGCGGCCGTGAGCGCTTCCAGCAGGTCTACACCCACATGCAGACCAATAACCCTGAGGGTGCCGAGGCACTCATCAAGGCCTTTGAGTCTCGTGATGTGGCCACCATGAAAACGATTCTGAACCTAGCGGGACAGTCTCGTGATAAAACCTTTGGTAAGAAAGCTGAGCGCTCTATTGCCAAGCGTGCAACCCCAGCGAAACCTGTGGCCCGTAAGGCTGAGGGCTTCGAGTCTCAAGCTGAGATGATTAAGGCTATGTCCGACCCGCGCTACCGCACCGACTCTAAGTATCGTCGTGAGGTGGAACAGAAGGTTATCGACTCTAAGTTTTAATTAGGGCACACTATAGGGAGACTGACAACCTCGTAATAACGGCGACCATTCGTCAGGTGCGAGACTGTGCTATCAGATAGACTAGGAGATTATGGGTGAGGCCTAGACTCCCTTCGAGTTACACAATGAGTATCACCTCGTTTCAAGTAGTACCTCAACAGCTTGGCAACGATAGGCCCGTTTGGTCAGCGTAATGACTAATTCTATTCTTAAACAACATAAGGAGATTCAACATGGGTAACATGCAAGGTGGACAGCAGCTCGGTACTAACCAAGGTAAAGATCAATCCGCAGCAGACAAGCTGGCGCTATTCCTGAAAGTATTCGGCGGTGAAGTCCTGACCGCATTCGCTCGTACCTCTGTGACCGCCAACCGTCACATGCAGCGTCAAATCAGCTCCGGTAAGTCCGCACAGTTCCCTGTGATTGGCCGCACCAAGGCTGCTTACCTGCAACCGGGCGAGTCTCTGGATGACAAACGTAAAGACATCAAGCACACCGAGAAGACCATTAACATTGATGGCCTGCTGACTGCGGACGTGCTGATTTACGACATCGAAGACGCGATGAACCACTATGACGTGCGCTCCGAGTACACCTCTCAGATTGGTGAATCTCTGGCGATGGCAGCTGATGGCGCGGTACTGGCTGAGCTGGCTGGTCTGGTTAACCTCGCGGATTCCGTCAACGAGAACATTGCTGGTCTGGGCAAACCGTCCCTGCTGGAGGTTGGCACCAAGGCTGACCTGACTGACCCGGTCAAACTGGGCCAAGCGGTTATCGCACAGCTGACCATTGCCCGCGCGGCTCTGACCAAGAACTACGTCCCGGCTAACGACCGTACATTCTACACCACCCCGGACGTGTACTCTGCGATTCTGGCGGCTCTGATGCCTAACGCAGCGAACTATGCGGCCCTGATTGACCCTGAGCGTGGTTCTATCCGTAACGTGATGGGCTTCGAAGTCGTCGAGGTTCCGCACCTGACCGCTGGTGGTGCTGGTGATGGCCGCCCGGACGAAGGCGCAGAAGCAACCAACCAGAAGCACGCCTTCCCGGCAACTGGTGGTAAAGTCAACAAAGAGAACGTTGTGGGCCTGTTCCAGCACCGTTCCGCTGTTGGTACCGTCAAGCTGAAAGACCTCGCTCTGGAACGTGCTCGCCGCGCTGAGTATCAGGCTGACCAGATTATCGCTAAGTACGCGATGGGTCACGGTGGTCTGCGTCCAGAATCTGCTGGTGCGCTGGTTTTCACGGAGGCCTAAGCGTAAATACCTTTAGTGCTCGGGTGGTAACCCCACCTGAGTACGAGGTACAGACTGTGGCTATTGCTGGTGATTCACTTAAGGTGACACTTGATGGGCTGGATGGAGTAACGGACTGGTCAAGCCTTGAGGTAACTTATGGTACTTCAGGGATTGCCAGCCACACTCGCCGTACCAACACGCTGTACTTCAAAGGAATCGCTGTAGGCGAAACTCTAGTGACTGTCAGCTTTGACGGGTCTGAAATGAAGTCCTTTAAGCTGGTCGTGACTAACTAATAAGCCAAACCCCTTGGGGACCACTCACGGTCTCTGAGGGGTTTTTTCGTTAGGAGCTTACAATATGAACATGCAAGATGCTTACTTTGGGTCTGCCGCTGAGCTGGATGCTGTCAACGAGATGCTCGCAGCCATCGGTGAATCCCCGGTGACAACCCTTGACGAAGATGGTAGTGCAGACGTGGCGAACGCTCGTCGTATCCTCAACAGGATTAACCGCCAGATTCAGTCTAAAGGTTGGGCCTTCAACATCAACGAGTCGGCCACGCTGACCCCGGATGCCAGCACTGGACTAATCCCGTTCCGTCCGGCATACCTGTCCATCCTCGGTGGCCAGTACGTTAACCGTGGTGGCTGGGTGTACGATAAGTCCACAGGTACAGATACCTTCTCTGGACCAATCACCGTAACCCTGATTACCCTTCAGGACTACGACGAGATGCCTGAGTGTTTCCGCCAGTGGATTGTCACCAAGGCCAGCCGCCAGTTCAACTCTCGGTTCTTCGGAGCGGAGGACGTAGAGAACTCTCTGGCACAGGAAGAGATGGAAGCACGTATGGCGTGCAACGAGTACGAGATGGACTTCGGGCAATACAATATGATTGATGGCGATAGCTTTGTTGGTGGAATCATCGGACGTTAATCATCAACCACATAAGGAGGGCCAAATGGCCAATAAACGAAAGCCGATTGTCAACGGGGAGAAGGAGTGCTCTAAGTGCTCCGAGTGGAAGCCCTTATCAGAGTATGGTAAGTCCTCTGGACGCCCAAGCGGACAATCACAGTGCAAGGACTGCAGAAAGTCAGGTAAGCGTGGGAAACCTACCAGCGCCCAGTGTAGGGCAAGTCACCGGGAGTGGATACTCAAGAACACCTACGGAATCACTTCAGAGGAGTTTGGCCGAATGCTTGAGGAGCAGGGCGGTGTCTGTAGGATTTGCCATAAGGGGCCAAGTGGTCGGTTTAAGCACCTTTGCGTAGACCACTGCCACACAACCGGGAAGGTCCGAGGACTTCTTTGTCACGCATGTAACAAATCCCTAGGGTTTCTTGAAGACGACCCAGCGAGGATTAAACGTCTAATTGATTATTTGGGAGGAGCATCATGAGTCTCGTGAGCCAAAGCATAAAGAACCTCAAGGGAGGCATTAGCCAGCAGCCTGAAATCCTACGGTACCCAGAGCAGGGTGCGCTTCAGGTCAACGGTTGGTCCTCCGAGACTGAGGGTCTCCAGAAGCGACCACCTATGGTGTTCATCAAGTCCCTTGGACCTCGTGGCTACTTGGGGGAAGACCCATACATCCACCTCATCAACCGAGATGAGTACGAGCAGTATTACGCCGTGTTCACAGGGAATGACGTTCGGGTGTTCGACCTGTCTGGCTATGAGTATCAGGTCAGGGGCGACCGCTCATATGTGACAGTCAATAACCCTAAGGACAACTTACGGATGGTCACCGTGGCCGACTACACGTTCATCGTGAACCGAACCAGACAGGTCCGGGAGAACCAGAACATGACCAACGGTGGAACCTTCCGAGATAACGTTGACGCCCTCATTAACGTTCGTGGTGGTCAGTATGGTCGTAAGCTCGAAGTGAACATTAACGGTGTATGGGTAAGCCACCAGCTCCCTCCGGGTGACAACGCTAAGGATGACCCGCCTAAGGTTGACGCACAGGCTATTGCTGAGGCTATCGCTACTCTGCTCAGAGCGGCACACCCTACGTGGACGTTCAACGTGGGAACAGGGTTCATCCACTGCATCGCTCCCGCAGACACCACCATTGACATCTTGGAGACAAAGGATGGCTATGCGGACCAGCTGATTAACCCAGTGACCCATTACGTCCAGAGCTTCTCTAAGTTGCCTCTGAACGCTCCAGATGGGTACATGGTGAAGATTGTCGGGGACACATCCAAGACCGCCGACCAGTATTACGTTAAGTACGACAAGAGTCAGAAGGTCTGGAAGGAAACTGTTGGTTGGAACATCTCGGTCGGTATGGAGTATCACACGATGCCTTGGACACTGGTTCGTGCGGCTGACGGTAACTTTGACCTCGGGTATCACGAGTGGAAGGACCGCAGAGCTGGTGACGATGATACCAACCCTCAGCCATCCTTTGTCAACTCAACGATAACCGATGTGTTTTTCTTCAGGAACCGCTTAGGGTTCATCTCTGGGGAGAACATTGTTATGTCCCGTACCAGTAAATACTTTGAGTTCTACCCACCGTCAGTGGCCAACTACACGGACGATGACCCACTGGATGTTGCTGTGAGCCATAACAGAGTGTCGGTCCTGAAGTACGCTGTGAGCTTCGCTGAGGAGCTTCTGCTGTGGTCTGACGAGGCACAGTTCGTGCTGTCTGCCAACGGTGTGTTATCTGCTAAGACTGCGCAGCTTGACCTGACCACCCAGTTCGATGTGTCAGACCGTGCGCGTCCTTATGGTATCGGTCGAAACATCTACTATGCGTCTCCTCGCAGCTCCTTTACGTCCATCATGCGTTACTACGCGGTACAGGATGTAAGCTCTGTGAAGAACGCAGAGGACATGACGGCCCACGTCCCGAACTACATCCCGAACGGTGTGTATAGCATCAACGGGTCTGGTACGGAGAACTTCGCGTGTGTGCTGACAAAAGGCGCTCCCAGCAAGGTGTTCATCTACAAGTTCCTCTACATGGATGAGGACATTAGGCAGCAGTCGTGGTCCCACTGGGACTTCGGTGATGATGTGGAGGTTATGGCGGCAAACTGTATCAACTCAACGATGTACCTGCTGATGCGTAACGCCTACAACGTGTGGATAGCCGCTGTGGACTTTAAGAAGGAGTCGACCGACTTCCCGTTCGAGCCTTACAGGTTCCACGTGGACGCCAAGCGGTCGTACCACATCTCAGAGACTGCGTACGACATTGAGACGAACCAGACGGTAGTGAACGTCAAGGACATCTACAATGCGTCGTTCTCTAAGGGAACTGTGGCAATCTGCGAGAGTGACGGTAAAATCACCGAGTATGAGCCTGTGGGCGCCTCTTGGGATTCAACCCCAGACATCCGCATTAGCGGTGACATCTCCGGTAAGGATATCGTCATTGGGTTCCTGTATGACTTCCAATATGTGTTCAGTCGGTTCCTCATCAAGCAGGAGCAGAACGACGGCACAACGTCCACTGAGGACTCCGGTCGTCTACAGCTGCGAAGAGCGTGGGTGAACTATCAGAACACCGGAGCGTTCACTGTGAGCGTCGATAACGGTAGCCGTGAGTTCAACTATCTGGTAAACGCCAGAGTGGGTTCTACTGGTCTACGTCTGGGCCAGAAGGCCACGACTACTGGTCAATACCGATTCCCGGTGACTGGTAACGCCTTGTACCAGAAGGTGTCCCTGAGTTCCTTCAACGCTTCCCCGGTGTCAATCATTGGGTGTGGCTGGGAGGGTAACTACAGCAGACGAGCCAACGGTATTTAACTGAAGGAATCCTTATGGTGTGCTCAATTAGGGCACACTATAGGGAGACCACACTAAGAGGGGGACTTAAAGCATGTACATAAGAAACACTGTAAGTAATGACTTCGAGTTATTCATCCCGGCCTACCATGACGTACTTGAGGCACAGGCCATGGGTATAGAACCATCGTTCCCAGCGGTTACTGAGTGTGTCACGTTAGACCACGATGGTTTTCCTTTGGCTATAGGTGGACACTGCGGAGACCAGTGCTGGTTCGTCACGAGCGACCAAGTGTGGAGACTCGACAGGGCTGGCAAGCTGGAGTTCCGTGAGAGAATCATGGAGTACAGGGACATGTTATTAAATGTTTATCCATCCCTGTGGAACTTCGTGTGGGTCGGTAATGGTCCTCACAAGCGGTTCCTTAAGTCCATCGGTGCTGTATTCCACGAGGAGTACACTCAGGGTGGGAAGTTCCAACTGTTCACCATAACGAGGAGGTAACTATGTGTTGGGTAGCCGCAATACCAATCGCAATGACAGCAGTACAAGCCATCGGTCAGTCACGCAATGAAGCCAAGATGATTGGCCTTCAGAATGACCAGATGCGCCGACAGTCTGCCCAAATGATTAAAGAGTCAAACATTCAGAACGCTAACGCCAGCCTTGAGCAGAAGCAGAAGCTGGAAGAAGCCAGTGCGGACCTGACCGCTAAGAATCTCAATAAGGTTCAGGCCATGGGTACAATCCGTGCAGCTATCGGAGAGGGAAACCTTGAGGGTGCCAGCATGGACCGTATCAGTCGAATCGAGGAGGGCAAGTTCATTCGGGAGGCCAACGCGGTCACCGACAACTACCGTCGAGACTATGCGTCACTGTTCGCTCAGCAGCTGGGTAACTCTGAGTCGACTATCGACCAAGTTAAGTCCATGCAGAAGGCTGAGGGCAAAGGTAAGTCCAAGCTGGAGCAGGTACTGGACCCGCTGGCACTGATGACCTCACAGGGTGCATCCGCATATGCTTCCGGTGCGTTCGATAGCAAGGGCACCAAGGCACCAATAAGTAAGGCCCAAGGCACTAAGGTAGGAGGTAAGTAATGGCCAGTAAATTAGAACAAGCATTAAGCCAACTCCCACAGGCCGGGTCTACCCGTATCCGTGGTGGCTCAGCGTCCATGCAGTATCGCCCGGTGACCATCCAGCAGGAAGGCTTCCGTCAGTCCAACCTCGTGCAGTCCTTGGCGAAGTTTGGTACTGCGCTGGGTGAGGCAGCGGATGCCTACGACAAGCGTCAGCGAGACAAGGCTGATGAGCGGTCGGATGAGATTATCCGTAAGTTGACCCCAGAGCAGCGCCGCGAGGCAATCAAGAACGGGACCCTGCTGTATCAGGATGACCCGTACGCTATGGAAGCCCTACGGTTCAAGACAGGCCGTAACGCTGCGTTCCTCATCGACGACGAAGTGGCACAGAAGGTTCAGAACGGTGAGTTCCGTACTCGTACTGAGATGGAAGAGTATCGCCACAAGCGGTTGACCGAAGGTGCCAACGAGTTCGCTGAACAGTTCATGATTAACCCAGAGGACTCTGAGTTCCAGAGAGGGTTCAACGCGAACATCACAGAGCGTAACATCTCACTGTACGGTAAGCACGATATGTTCCTGAGCGAGCAGGCCCAGAAGGGTGCCATACTGGCCTCGAAGGTGGAACTGTCCGGTGTCCTTAAAGACCCAGCAGTTCTGGCTCGCCCAGAGTCCGGTGAGTTCTTCCAACGCTACATTGACAATGCTCTTAAGACCGGAAGTATTCCTAGCGACGCTCAGGCACAGCAGGTCATCATCGGGTCCCTTAACGACGTCATTCAGCGTCCGGGTGCTACCAACTTCTTGCAGAGCCTTGAGGGCCGTCAGGTAACCCTTAACGGGAAGACCACGACCTATAAGGAGCTGATGGGTGAGGAGCAATGGAACGCCCTGATGGTCAAGGCCCAGTCGACTCAGTTCGACAATGACGCTAAGTTGTCCGAAGGTTTCCGCCTTGGGATTACCAGCGCGCTGAACCAAGACGATACCAGCAAGGGCTGGGAGATGCTTCAGGGTGCCAAAGCGGAACTTGACCGCCTACAGCCCGGTGAGCAGATGACCCCAGAGCGTGAGCGCTTGATTCAGGCTGAGGAACAGATGCAGGCCCGTTTCCGTCAGGAGGCCCAAGCGGCAGCCAAGGAGATGGACAAACGTCAGAAGACCATCAACAAGAATCAGGTCATCGACCAGCAGTTCACCAAGCGTATCAATGGTCAGTACGTGTCCACCAGCTACAAGGACATGCCGACCAACGAGAACACCGGAGAGTTCACTCACAGTGACATGGTGAACTACGCTAACGGTAAGCTGGCTGAGATTGACCAGATGCAGCTCACTGAGCAACAGAAGGACCGCATGAAGCTGAGCTACCTACGGGCAGACTCAGAGGGTGGAGCCTTCCGTACCGTTGTTGGCCAGATGGTCACCGACGCTGGGTCTGAATGGTCTGCCGCTGTGATTAACGGTAAGTTACCTGAGGACACCACGGCGTTGAACAAACTACGCACCATGCGTAACACCGACCCTGACCTCTTCGCTGCGCTGTACCCGGACAAGGCTGACTTGTTCCTGACTATGGACATGATGGATAAGCAGGGCATTGACCCTCAGATTCTTATCGACGCTGACCGTTCACGCCGCAGTCTCACCAAAGAGATGCAGTACGAGGATGATAAAGCGTGGGCGTCACTGAAGAACAACTCAGAGTCTCCCGAACTGTCGCGCATTCCGGCTAGTCTGGACGGTATGGCCCGTAAGATTTACGACAGCGTCAAATACCGGACAGGCAACAGCGACATGGCTATGCAGCAGGTCGATAAGTTCCTCAAGGAATCCACTGTGACTTTCAAAGGTGACGACGTGGATGGTGATACCATTGGTATTATCCCGAAGAACATCCTTCAGGTGAGTGACGACCCTAAGAGCTGGGAGCAGGGCCGAGACATACTCGAAGAAGCCCGTAAGGGCATCATCGCGGCTAACCCTTGGGTTACCAACAAGCAGCTGACGATGTACCAGCAGGGTGACTCTATCTACATGATGGACACCACTGGCACTGTGCGCATCCGATACGACAAGGAGCTACTGACTCGAACCTATCAGGAGCAGCAGCAGCGACTCGCTAAGGAAGCCGAAGAGAAGGCACTGAAGGAAGCAACCAAGCGTGCGCCTATCTCCGCAGCCACTCAGGCCCGTAAGGCCGCTGGTGAGCGTGTCCGTGCTAAACGTAAAGCCACTCCGAAGTTCATCTATGGAGGTGGTGACCAATAACCATTAAGGAGACAACATGAGCTACGATAAGTCTAAACCTAGTGATTACGATGGCATCTTCCAGAAGGCAGCAGACTCTCATGGGGTCTCCTATGACCTCCTGCGTAAGTTATCGTTTAACGAATCATCCTTCAACCCTAAGGCCGTCTCTAAGACTGGCCCTAAGGGCATCATGCAGTTCACCCGCAACACGGCCCGCGCTATGGGACTTAACGTGACCGATGGTGACGACGATGGGCGCTACAACCCAGAGTTAGCCATTGACGCTGGCGCTAAGCTGCTTGCCAGTCTCGTTAAGAAGTACAATGGGGATGAGCTTAAAGCGGCCCTAGCGTACAACCAAGGGGAAGGCCCAGCGGGTGCTCCCCAGCTCCAAGCGTACGACAAGGGCGACTTCGGGTCTATCTCCGAGGAAGGGCGCAACTACATGCGCAAGCTGCTGGACGTGGCTAAGAGTCCCAACTCTGGCGCACTGGAGGCGTTCGGCGGTATCACCCCAAAGGGTAAAGGGATTCCCGCAGAGGATGCCTTCAAGGGCATCGCTAAGGCTGGCAAGGTAGGTACTGAGCTGCCGGAGTCCCATGGGTTCGACGTTGAGGGTGTAGCGCAGGAGGCACCCAACACTCCGTACGCTAAGGACTTCTGGGAGAAGACCGGGACGACTCTCGACGAGTATAACGCTCGGTCAACCTTCTTCGGTTTCGGTGATGCTGCTGAAGCTCAGATTCAGAACTCCACATTAGGTGTGGCCTTCCGTGCTGCGCGTGCTGACGATGGGTACGATGTGTTCAAGGACACGATGACCCCGACTCGCTGGAACTCTTACGTCCCCTCCAAGGAAGACTTACAGAAGCTGCGAGACTCCGGGTTACCTCCGAGTTACTACGGTGTGGTGACTGGTGGTGACGGCGAGAACTGGGATGCGCTCATCAAGCTGGCCAAGGATAACTTCGAGGCTGACCAACGGGCTGCTGAGGCTGGTACTGGTGCGAAACTTGCCGCTGGTATTGTAGGTGCTGGTGTAGACCCACTCAGTTATGTACCTCTGGTCGGTGTGGCCGGGAAGGGACTCAAGGTGGTCAATAAGGCCCTGCGAGTAGGTGTACAGGCTGGAGCGCTCAGTGTTGCCTCTGAAGGTATCCGTACGTCAGTCGCTGGTGGCGAAGCTCACTACGCTGATGCGGCACTTGGTGGGTTACTGTTCGGTGCTGGCATGTCTGCCCTTAGTGACGCTGTGGCCGCTGGCATTCGTAAGGCTCGTGGAGTAGACTCCGTGAATGAGTTCGCTGGTCCAGCACTCCGCATGGAAGCGCGAGAGACTGCCATCAACACTGGTGGTCACGACACCTCGACACTACCTCCAGAGAACTTCTCGTTCGAGCAGAACCATAGCGGTGTTCCGTTTGCCGACCACCCGACCGAAGAGGGCGCAGTGGTTCTGGCCAATGGTTCCATCCTGAGCGACACCAACCCACTTAACCCAAGGACTCAGCGTGACTTCGCAGAGATTGACCCAGAGCGTGCAGCTCCCGGTATCAAGCTAGGTGGGTTCACTGAGATTGGCCTGAAGACCTTAGGGTCCAAGGATGCTGGTGTTCGTGCAATCGCTCAGGACCTCGTGCGCTCTCCAACGGGGATGCAATCAGGGTCTAGTGGTAAGTTCGGTGCTACCGCTTCGGATATCCACGAGCGTCTCCACGCGACTGACCAAAGGATGTACAACCAGCTGTATGACGCTGTTGATCGTGCCATGAAGGACCCAGAGTTCTCCGTGGGTGAGCAGAAGATGTCACGCAGAGCCATCCGTCAGGAAGTCTACAAGCGTGCTGCCTTGGCGATTGAGCGTCCAGAGTTACAGGCCGATTTGACCAAAGGCGAACGTGAGGTGATGGACCTGCTGAAAGAGCACTTCGACACCAAGCGTGAGCTGATGGAACAGCCGGGTATCTTCGGTAACGCCAACGCCGTGAGCATCTTCCCCGGTAGTCGCCACAAGGGCACCTACGTACCTAACGTGTACGACAGGGGTGCTAAGGAGCTGATGGCTCAGAAGCTGGGTGGACCTGAGGGACTCCAACAGGCTATCGCTCAGAGCTGGCTTACCAGTTACCGAGTGCGGCCTGAGGTCAAGGCTCGTGTTGATGAGTACCTGATGGAACTCAATGGCTACAAGTCGGTTGACCAAGTGACACCTGAGGTGGTCCAGAAGCACGCTATGGACAAGGCTTACGGTATCAGCCACACTGAGGACTTCACGGCGTCCAGTGTCATTGACGACAACATCACAGGTCTGGTCGGTATCGAGAACAACTCGTTCCTTGAGGCCCGTAACATGTTCGACAGCGACCTTCCGGTTACCTTACCGGATGGGTCGACCTTCAGTGTCAACGACCTGAGGGACTTCGACATGGCACGGATTATCCCAGCGTACGACCGTCGAGTTAACGGTGATATCTCCATCATGGGCGGTAGTGGTAAGACCACGAAGCAGCTCAAGGACGAAATCATGGCGTTAGACAAGCGGGCCGAACGTAAGGGACAACTGAAGGGCGAAGTGGAAGCACTGAAGGATACCGTTAAGATTCTCACTGGACGTGCTCGCCGTAACAACGATACAGCCTTTGAGACCGCCATGCGTACCCTGAACGACCTAGCGTTCTTCGCTAAGAACTTCTACATGGGTCCGCAGAACCTCACAGAGATTGCTGGGATGTTGGCTAAGGGTAACGTTAAGGCGATGCTACACGGTATCCCAACGTTGCGTGACCTAGCCACCAGAACCTCTCCGGTGTCTGGTAGTGAACTCCGTGAACTCCATGGGGCACTGTTCGGTAAGGAACTCGACCAGTTAATCCGTCCGGGACGTGAGGACATCGTACAGCGAATCCGTGAGGCTTCCGATACCAGTGGAGCCATGGCGTCAGTCATTGGTACCATCAAGTTCGGCACTCAGGAGCTGTCGGCTCGTTCTCCTTGGACCAAGATGCTGAACGGTACGGCTAACTACATTCTGGACACCGCCCGTCAGGGTGTGCTCGGTGATGTGGCTGGTGCGGCCCTAGGCGGTAAGGGCTCCAAGTTTGGCAAAGAGAACTTCCTCAAAGCTGCCTCTATCAGTCCTGAGCAGTGGAAGGGTATCAAGCAACTCTTTGTCGACCACGCGACTCGTGACGCTAACGGTCAGTTCACCATCAAGGACAAGAAGGCTTTCAGTCAGGACCCGAGAGCGATGGACCTGTGGCGTCTTGCCGATAAGGTTGCCGACGAGACCATGCTGAGACCTCACAAGGTATCCCAGCAGGATTCCAAGGCGTACGGTGCTGGTGTCAAGATGGCTATGCAGTTCAAGAACTTCACCATCAAGTCACTCAACGCTAAGTTCATCCGGTCCTTCTACGAGGGCTACAAGAACAACCGAGCTATCGACATGGCGTTGACCCACGTGTTGTCTCTGGGTATCGCTGGGACTTACTTTGCGATGCAGGCCCATGTGAAGGCTTACGGACTCCAAGAGTCCCAGCGTAAGGACTACCTGAAGAAAGCACTGAACCCGACCATGCTGGGCTACGCAGCGTTGACTCGAAGTTCCCACACTGGTGCCCCGCTGTCCATCGTCTCGATGATGGCAGGTGCCGCTGGGTTCCAAGACGCTAACATGCTGCGCTCCACCATCTTACCTAAGGAGGAACAGTTCCAGAAGAAAGACGGGGCGTCCAAGGGTCGAGCAGAGTCAAGCAACCTTGCTGGCAACTTGGGGTCTCAGGTCCCAGCTCTGGGTTACGTAGGGAACGTCATTGCGACCGCCAAGAACGCCTACGGTGTTGCTACAGCACCCAACAAGCCTACTGAGCGTGACTACATGACTGGCCTGATGAACTCCACTAAGGAGCTTGTCCCGAACGACCCACTGACCCAGCAGCTCATCATGAAAATCTATGAGGCTAATGGGGTCACCATCAAGCAACAGCCGAAGCCTAACTAATTAGGACACACTATAGGGAGACCCGACGGTTTCCCTTCTCATTCAACTAAAGGAGGTCACAATGGACCAAGACATTAAAACAGTCATTCAGTACCCAGTAGGGGCCACTGAGTTCGACATCCCGTTCGACTACCTGTCCCGTAAGTTTGTCCGTGTGTCGCTGGTAGCTGACGACAACCGCAGACTGCTGAGTAACATCACTGAGTACCGCTACGTGTCTAAGACCAGAGTGAAGCTCCTTGTGGAAACTACTGGGTTCGACCGTGTGGAAATCCGCAGGTTCACCTCAGCGTCTGAGCGAATCGTTGACTTCAGTGATGGCTCGGTTCTCCGCGCTGCTGACCTTAACGTATCTCAGATACAGTCGGCACATATCGCAGAGGAAGCACGCGATGCGTCACTTATGACAATGCCTCAGGATGATGCTGGTAACCTTGATGCACGTAACCGTAGAATCGTTAGACTGGCTCCGGGTATCAACGGTACAGATGCAGTCAATAAGAATCAGCTGGATACAACTTTGGGTGAGGCTGGTGGCATACTTTCGGACATGGAAGAGCTTGATGCCGAATTTCGTGAGTACCTTAACAAGTTCGCGGAGGATACAGCCCTTGTTAGAGGTGTTGCGTGGGTGTATAACAATGGGAGCGCTGTAGGGGGCGAACAGGTTATCACTATTAATAAACCAACCACCGTGTTCGCCGTTCCATATCTTGAGGTAAATGGCTGTCGACAAGAGTTAAACTATCACTTTGAGTTCAACTTATCTACCCAACAGTTAACCCTAGCACAACCACTCCAAGCGGGAGATTTTCTCGTGGCGCAGACCACAGAATCTAAGGTCCCGCTTGAGGACCTCCTATCTTCAACCGCAGGAGCTAGTACCATTGGTACAACCAGCGGTGAGACGGTACAGGCCGTGCTGGACAGGTCATAATCCATATTCGCCAATCAAGGAGGCTACATGTTACCAAAATTTAATCAGCCGAAAGGCTCAACCATTGGTGTGCTCAAGGATGGGCGCACTATTCAGGAGGCATTCGACTCCCTAGGCTACCTTGGGGTGGCCGTTCTTTCACCCGCCAATTACGGTGCCAAAGGTGATGGTAAAGCGGACGATACGATTCCACTGCGGCAATGCGTTCAGGATGCGTGCGCCTTGGGTGGCCGCGTTGTCGGTACTGTTGGTGCTGAGTACAAAATCTCAGGGACCATTGCGGGAACCGTAGGAGACGGTAAGTACGTTGAGCTGGACTTCACAGGTTCTAAGTTTACGCCCACCACTGATGCCGCTGTCATGACCATAACTGGTGTTGCGACCTCCCCAGTAGCTGAGGTAACCGTCGAGGTTGTCTCGGTGAACTTAGGTAATGGCTCCACCAACACGATTGCGATGAAGGTAACAGCTCCTGGCGGACACTCATTCACCAAGAAGGGTGAGATTGGCAAGGCATGGTCTCCGGTGCTGTGCCTGAACAACGACCTGTCCACTCAGTATGCAGGTGAGCCGTTCGTCGTAGGACTCGTGGAATCGTCTACAGTGTTCTACACCACCAGCGTATTCACCGAGTTGTACATGGGGACCAGCCTCAAGGTAATCCGCGTGCCGACCACTCAGGTTGTCGTGAAGGGTCTCGATGTTGAGTCCGAGTGGACTACCGGATGGAAGGCCAGTACGTTGACCTTAAGCGGACTGCTGCGACCGTTCGTGTACAAGCCTAAGTGTAAGAACATCAACGGACCGTTCGTGAACCTGACTGGTTGCTACGGTGCCACTGTGTTCCTACCTGAAGGTGACAACCTGCGAAATGCTCCGTCTGAAGGTGCCTACGGGTACTTCGTGAATGACTCGGCGAGCTTCGGTTCCACCATCTACGGCATTAACTGTACGAACGCCCGTCATGCGTACACAACGTCTTCACCTCGTAGTGAGCCTACGGATGACAAGTGGTGGTTGAAGGGACGCACCTTGTTCTCAGAGATTACCAACGGTCTGGGCACAGGGTGCCATAACGCCTTCGACACGCACTCACCTTCTTACGGAATCAAGTTCACTAACTGCCGAGCAGTGGGTGACTTCCGTGGTGTGGACACTGGAGGGGCTGGCTTCCAGATTCGAGGAGACCGTAGCTCACTGGTTGACTGTACGGCGATTAACAGCAAGATTGGCGCTGCGTTCACAGCTGTGAACATCTCTGGTAACTCTGAGTTGTACATCTCAGGGTTCACCTATGAGGGTCCAGCAGGACACTTAGCGTTATCCCTGTCAGGCAAAGCTGGTCAAGTCAACCGTGTAACCATCTCGGACAGCCGCTGGAAAACTCTGGGACAGTACGCGACCGCTATCACCAACGTTGAGGTATCCGCAAGTAACGTTGAGGCTGTTGTGGACTCAGCGACCACTGCGTCTGCTGCGTGGCGTATCGGTGAAGGAGCAACCCTACGTACCCGTGGAGGTGCAGCTCGGTTCTCTGCTGGCTCAGGGCACTCCGTGATTAGTCTGGCAGCGTCTGGAGCAAAGGTTGATGTTGGCGACCTCGAAGTCACCGGGTCTTCCTTCATGCAGTACCTGCTGGCGTCCTTGTCTCAGTACGCTGGTGATGTGTACATCGAGGCAGACCTTGATGGTGCCCTTCCGGGTAACCCTGTAGGTGGTGGTGGTACTGACCTTAAGGCGGCTGTAGTGTACACTGCTGGTAATAAGTTCCGTCGACCTCTGGCCTACCGTGCGTTGACTATTGGTAACGCCAACGGTAACAATCTGGGACTGAACTACTCAGGTCACGATGTTATCACTTGGGAAATCACAGCGACCGTCGCGGGAGCTAACGTCAACGGGATTACTCCGGGTGCATTCATTGGGCAGCAGCTGAACATTGGTAGCTCCCCAGCAAGCACTCAGCAGCTAATCATCAACAACGGCACCAACATTGCGATGGGACACGCAGTCACCCTTGAGGCTGGCCGTGGTGTTACCCTGTACTGGAACGGAGCTAACTGGCGGAGCGGTTCCGTCTAACTAAGGAGGTAACATGTTGTCCCTAGACTTCAACAACGAAGTTATCAAGGCGGCTCCCATTGCGGGGGTCGCTGGGGCTGATGGTGTAGCGAGGCTCTTCTGGGGCCTCTCACTCAACGAGTGGTTCTACGTCGCAGCAATCGCCTACACAGTGGTTCAGATTGGTGCCAAGGTAGTCGACAAAATCATTGACTGGAAGAAAGCTAATAAGGAGTAACATATGGACCTGATTAAGTTCCTTGAAATGTTAGACACTGAGATGGCTCAGCAGATGCTCATGGACCTGAAGAATCCCGAGAAGCGAACCCCTCAGCTGTACAACGCCATTGGTAAACTGTTGGAGCGCCATAAGTTCCAAATCTCTAAGCTGACCCCTGACGTTAACATCTTGGGCGGACTGGCTGAGGGTCTGGAGGCTTACAACTCAAAGGTTGGCGCTGATGGTCTGACAGACGACGATAAGTTCACCATACAGTGATATACTCAAGGTACTACTATATGTAGTGCCTTTATGGATGTCATTTAAGGAGGTAATATGGAAGGGCAATATTTGAGTGGCGGCTACTGGCGAGTCACTATAAACGGAAAGGTATACGGAGTACATCGATTACTATGGGAAGAAGCGAACGGTCCTGTACCGGATGGGTTCGTTGTGGACCATATAGACCGTAACCCGCTGAATAACGACCTGTCAAACTTGAGGGCCATCCCACGCGGTGCAAACGTGGCGAATACTACTGGTAGTCGGAAACTTCCTAAAGGGGTGTACTCCAGATTCGCTAAGAGAAAAGGCTGCGAAGTGTATTACGGGGATATTCGCATGGGTGGCCGTAAGGAGACCAAGGCACCTACTACGAATCTACAAGAAGTAGTGGAGTGGGCCAAACAAACCCACGCTAAAATGCTGGAGGAAACATATGGGATTTCTAACTTTTACTAAGAGAATCGTCCCGTATCTTGTGGCTATCATGGTGTTTGCCTTCGGGTGGCACTTGGGGTCGCAATCTACGGACGCTAAATGGAAGGAGGTAGTACAGAATGAATACGTTAAGAAGCAAACGGCTAGAGCTGAAACTCAGAAAGCGATTGACGCAGTATCGGCTAAGTACCAAGCAGACCTTGAGGGGCTGGAAGGCAGCACTGATAGGATTATTGCTGATTTGCGTAGCGACAATAAGCGGCTGCGCGTCAGAGTCAAACCTACCAGTGTCACCGCAGGACCAGACGGTCGATGCCTCGTTGATGGTTCCGTCGAACTACACGAAGCAACTGCTCGAAGTCTTATCGCAATAACCCAGAAGGCCGACCTCAAAGAGAAGGCCCTACAGGACACAATTCGCAAGCTGCAAGGGAAAGGAGGTGAACATTGAGTAACTCTCAGCAAGCCAAGAACGCCTTAATCATTGCGCAACTGAAGGGTGACTTTGTCGCCTTTCTCTTCGTGCTCTGGAAGGCCCTGAACCTGCCGGAACCAACCAAGTGTCAAATCGACATGGCCAAGTGTCTGGCAGACCCCAAGAACAAGAAGTTTATCCTTCAGGCTTTCCGTGGTATCGGTAAGTCGTTCATCACGTGTGCGTTCGTAGTGTGGACTCTGTGGCGTGACCCTCAGTTAAAGATACTGATTGTCTCAGCCTCAAAGGAACGTGCGGACGCTAACTCCATCTTCATCAAGAACATCATCGACTTGTTGCCTTTCCTGAGTGAGCTTAAGCCTCGCCCCGGTCAGCGTGACTCCGTGATTAGCTTTGATGTAGGCCCTGCCAAGCCTGACCACAGCCCGTCAGTTAAGTCTGTGGGTATTACGGGTCAGCTTACTGGTAGCCGTGCCGATATCATCATTGCGGATGACGTGGAGATTCCCGGTAACTCTGCAACTCAAGGTGCCCGCGAGAAACTCTGGACGTTGGTTCAGGAGTTCGCCGCACTGTTGAAACCTCTGCCGACTAGCCGTGTTATCTATCTGGGTACTCCTCAGACCGAGATGACGCTCTACAAGGAACTTGAGGACAACCGTGGGTACTCCACCATCATTTGGCCTGCGCAGTATCCTCGCTCCAAAGAGGAAGACCTGTACTATGGCGACCGTCTGGCTCCTATGCTCCGTAGCGAGTACGATGAGGACAAAGAGGGTCTCGGTAGTCAACCTACTGACCCGGTTCGATTCGACTCTATGGACCTTCAGGAACGTGAGGTGGAGTACGGCAAGGCTGGCTATACGCTCCAGTTCATGCTCAACCCGAACCTCAGCGACGCCGAGAAGTACCCGCTACGCCTCCGTGACGCTATCGTGTGCGGTCTACAGATGGACAAGGCCCCAATGCACTACCAGTGGCTGCCGAACCGTCAGAACCGCAATGAGGAGCTTCCTAACGTTGGCATGAAGGGTGACGAGATTTATTCCTTCCATACGGCATCAAGTAACACTGGTGCGTATCAGGGTAAGATTCTGGTCATTGACCCGAGTGGTCGCGGTAAGGATGAGACTGGCTGGTGCGTACTGTACACCCTCAACGGCTACATCTACCTGATGGACGCTGGTGGTACTCGTGGTTACGAAGAGAAGTCCCTTGAGTTCCTCGCTAAGAAAGCTAAACAGTGGCAGGTGCAGACTGTGGTCTTCGAGAGTAACTTCGGTGACGGTATGTTCGGTAACGTGTTCCAGCCTGTGCTCCTGAAGCATCACCCAGCGCAACTCGAAGAGATTCGTGCTCGTGGCATGAAAGAGGTCCGCATTTGCGATGCCCTTGAGCCTGTACTGGCGAGTCACCGCTTGGTCATCCGTGATGAGGTTATCCGACAGGACTACCAGACGGCACGTGATGCAGACGGTAAGCACGCTCTGAAGTACAGCCTGTTCTACCAGATGACCCGTATGAGCCGTGAGAAGGGCGCTGTGGCACACGATGACCGACTTGATGCATTAGCATTGGGTGTCGAGTTCCTACGCTCTACGATGCAGCAGGACGCTGTGAAGATAGAGGCTGAGGTACTTCAGGAGTTCTTGGAGCACCACATGGAGAAGCCACTGAGCAACATCTCCCAGTTCCGGGCCACCAGCAGCAACGGTGTGGACATCCGGTGGGAAGACGACGGGGACGACTCTATGTTCATCGCATGGTAAGGAGGTAATATGTTTGACGTGAGGTATGACCCGGATGTGCCGGGGTGCCTCTCTAACTCTAAGGGTGAGCAACTCGCAGTTCTACAAGGAGAATACTTCAAGTGGAACGGCGGGAGTGCTCATCGTATTGTATGGGAAGGCTTCAATGGTAGGATACCAGACGGTTACATGGTTGACCATATAAACCGCAACAAGCAGGACAATCGGATAGAGAACCTACGACTGGTCACTCGGTCCCAGAATGTCCATAACTCCAAGCGTGAGAGGGCTGATGGGATGCCCAAAGGAATTACAGCACGACAGCGGGACTTTAGGATTCTGGTCCATAAGGATTGTAAGAAGTACGTAAGGTACGCACCGACACTTGCGGAAGCCATAAAGGTCCGCGAGGAGCTTGTAGAGTCCTTGGGCCTGTCTGCATATTATGTCGATTCAGTCGCATAAGGATTCATTGGGCCACGGAAGGCCACTTTGAGGAAACTCCATGTATAACAGACACTTGGAATTAGGGCCCACTATAGGGAGAGACCCTTGAAGACTTACTATAAGACAACTTAAAGATTCATTCATATAGTTATTCACTTTAAGTTGTCTTATAGGCAGAGGGTAGTGATGATAATATCACCCTCTCACTATAAGACACTAAGAGCCAACATAAGGAGGACCTATGCGCTTATTGTTAACCTTACTGCGCCATAGGACTACTTGGCGATTTCTGCTGGTACTTGCTGGTGCCCTTGGGGCTTCACTGGTTACTCAGCAGCAACTCGGTGGACTGGAGACTCTCGTGTGCTCTCTACTCACTTGTAGCGATTAGGGTCTTCCTGACGCGCTAGGGATTCCGTAGTGATGCTTATCAGCATACACCACTCCATCCCTCTATAGTCAATACTTAAAGTTAACCTTAGGTGATTCACTGGGTATACCTACGGGTCTATGCACTGACCTGAGGACTACCTGAGGTTACCTTTAAGAATATTGCATAAAGTTCTGAGTGTACATCTCACAGTTTACACTTTTGGTTATCCCCCCGGTACCCTCCAGTTCACCCAAAGTAACCATGGGCCACCCTTAACCTTTGGTTAAACCTTAGGTGGGACCGATGGGGGAAACCTTAGGTGATACTATATGTAGTGGTGTGGGAGACCTTAGGATACTATATGTTGATGTCTCTGTGTCCCTATCTGTTGGCCCTCTTTAAGTAACAACCTGAGGTTAGACCTGAGGTCACCACCTTAGGACATCCTGGGGGTTAGACCTGAGACCATATTACCTTAGGTTCACCGTTTGACTAACGTTTAGCAGTGACTGTTAGTAGGTCACATTAGGAGAGTCGGTAAGTATCTCGTTTAGCAGTCCCTGAGACACTAAGAGCGGGACAAGATGATATCGGCGAGTCATCACTATAAGGCGATTGGTGGTCAGTGTCAACACCATAATCAATTAGGTCACACTATAGGGAGACACTTAAAGTATTACTATGAGACCATTACCAATAAGACCACTATCACTATAGGTCTACTTAAAGTTCAACTTAGGGTATTGACATTAGGTAACAGCTATGGTCTAATGGCTACCAGTTGAGAGACACGACGCTACCAACTACCTGAATACTTCGAGTTACCGGATAGATGCTGAAGGGTCTCAAGTAGCCATCAACCGGCATACGAAAGTGGTTGACTCAACGATGAACAAGTAGTAACGTAGTAAGCAAGCAGTAACTAGCAGCACCGCTCTTTAACAATATGGATTAGTCAAGTTGATATGTACACCATGACATTAGTGTTTAACTAGTGGTTACATTCAGGTCTCTGGCAAGGTACGTCCTGTCACCCTGAGAGTAGCCACGATGATAACCACTAACTGAAGGATATACACATCATGATTTACACCAAAGAGCCAGCTAACATCTTCTACATGTACGTATCAGCTGCACGTGCCGACCGCCCTGATGTGGTGAATCTTGCACGTCACAACCAACTCAAGCGTGATATCATGAACGGTCTTGGGATGTACGGTGAGATTGTACAGACAGGCATCACTGGGTATTTCCGCGAGGCTGGGCAAGCTGTAGCCACTGAGGAGCGCACCATCAAGGTGGCTTGCAGGACACGTGAAGAGTGCATTTGCTTGACACAGCTTGTTTGTCGAGCGCATCAGCAAGACTGTGCATTGGTCATCAAGTCACAAACGCACAGCGCCGCCCTTATGTCGTGCCCTGAGGGCCTAGCGTACAAAGCGGAGCGTCTCAACGGGTCACTGCAACAAGTGGATGAGCCTAAGGGTGAATGCTACAGCGTGGACGCTAACGGCATTATCTGGGAGGTGGTGTAATGGTTCACTATGGCATCACACGGGAGGACCTGAAGTATTACCGATTCGCTCTCGTGCATGGTAAACACCACGACTACCTAATGGCCCAACTAGCTCAAACCTATCGCACACGCAAGGTAATGTATGGTAACGCTGTTCGTAAGTAGCGTGTACGCCCTGATTGTCCTGTACTTTTTGCGGGACTTTCGCAAGGGTCTCAAGGTACACAAAGCATCTTTCAGTTACATGAAGTGGGGCGTGTTGCCTCGCTTTACTGTACGGCTACCTAATGGCCGCTTTAAGGCTAACAAAGTGGGGATATTCTATGTCGCCACACTAACAACCTAAGGAAAACCCGTATGAAAGTCGTTAAATTAAACTTTGCAGGCTGCACACTGGACGCCATCGTGGGGCACCCAGAGCATGAGGTACTATTCGTTGCCAATCAGGTGAACAAGGCCGCAGGTCTCGCTAACCAGAACATCGCCCACTACATCGCAAAAGGTGTTGCAAGTGGTGTCCGCCTAAGAGACTTAGGGGATAAATTATCCTGTAATGGTGAACTAAGGGAGCCGTCTGGTCGCTTAATGAGGGATACAACGTGGCTCATTGATGAACCAAACACCTACAAGGTTTTACTGAGAGGTCACTCGCCCAAGTCCGAACCGTTCCGCAAATGGGTAACCGAAGAGGTCCTACCAACCATCCGTAAGACAGGCAAGTACGACATAGCGCAGTCTACAACGGACACTGGTAAGCAACTCGCAGCGGAGTTCAGTGCACTCAGGGGAGAGCTTCAGGTACTAACTGCGGAGGTGAAGAGCTTGCGGGAAATCATCAAGGAACTCTCTGTAAATCGAGCACCTGTAGAAGTCGCTGAGTCTCCGTACATCGGTACCACTAAGGTGGCCGTATGTGACCGCATAGACAGCAGGACCCTGCGGGACGTGGCGGACTCAATGGGCCTGTCCACAGCGGTAGCCTCCAAGATGACTGGACGTGTGACGCTCAGTATCGAGCAGGCGCTAAGTAGTGAATGGCAGAAGACAGACGGCCGCAAGCTGGACACCTCAACGTCTCAGAAAGGCCGCTGCTGGAATCTGTACCCGAAGATATGGCTAGATGCTCGACTGAGCCGCGAGATGTATCGCAGCGCCATATCAAGGGTCCTTGAGAACGCCTTCTAAGTAATCCAATAACCTACCATACGGAAACAACCAAATGAACTACACCGATATGCAAGCACGCTTAGACGTCATCCGTAACCTGCCAATCTGTGAACTCGACAAGCGCCAGCCGCTGCTGGTTGCACTCATCGCAGACATTGTGAACTGTGAGACGTCCGACGGTGACGATACGGACAGCGATTGCGGTCTGGAAAGTCAAGACTACTGGCACACTTTGAGACTCAAGGCGCTAGATGCTGGCTTCTCACTGTTAGGTAATGGTCACTTCAGCGCAGCGTTTAAGCACGCACTGCTACCGGGCAAGGTCATTAAGGTTGGCTTTAAGAAAGAAGACTCAGGGGCCGCCTACGTGGCTTTCTGCCGGATGCATCAAGGCCGGGTAGGGATACCTAACGTCTATCACGTAGCGCGTCACGCTGGCTGCTATACGGTGGTACTTGATGAGCTGGAACCATGCAAGCGCAGCAGTAACCACTTGCACGACCACTACGCAGACCTCGCGTATTACTTTGTCGAGTGTGACTATGAGCCTGAGGAGCACCACCAGAAGGACTTACCATTCATCGAGACGTGCCAGATGATTAGGGACTTCTTCTGTGGGATTGCGTCCTTCGATATGCACAGCGGAAACATCATGTTCACCAAAGACGGCAAGCCAATGATTACCGACCCGGTGTCATTCTCAGCGGACCGGGACCGGGAGCCTTTCTCGCTGGAACCTGAGGACCTGCTCGCTGAGATTGAGCAAATAGCGCACGACAAGATGATTGAACGCTGTAAGCGCAACAAGGCTAAGCGAGACCGTGACAGCACGTTGTGTCGCGCCCGTAGGGCCAACAACAAGGCCCGCAGAAACCGCGCCAAAGCGTTTGCTAGACGTCGGAAGGAGCGCGAAAAGCGTGACGCTGAGATTTTAAAAGAGGGCCTAGCGAAAATCGAGGAGCGGGTATTGGCGTGGCACATGGGACCGGGCCTAGCCATACAGCAGGGCAAGCCGTTGCCAATCGACAACTACCTTCAGGGTAGACTTATGGGTTAGCAAGGTGTATCTTAGGTGTCTCTCACGCAAGAGGCACCAATAGATAAACTTTATTCACAAAGAGGCACACAATGAACGCATTAAACATTGCACGTAATGACTTCTCCGATATTGAACTAGCCGCTATTCCGTACAACATCCTCAGTGAGCACTACGGGGACAAGCTGGCACGTGAGCAGTTAGCACTGGAGCATGAAGCGTACGAGCTGGGAGAACAGCGTTTCCTGAAGATGTTAGAACGTCAGGTGAAAGCGGGTGAGTTCGCTGATAACGTGGCCGCTAAACCGCTGGTCTTGACGTTACACCCTCAGCTGACCAAGCGCATTGACGACTGGAAGGAGGAGCAAGCAAGCGCACGTGGTAAGAAGCCTCGCGCGTACTACCCGATTAAGCACGGTGTTCCCTCTGAGTTGGCCATTAGTATGGGCGCTGAGGTGCTCAAAGAGAAGCGAGGAGTGTCCAGTGAGGCAATCGCACTGCTTACCATTAAGGTAGTCTTAGGGACGCTCACAGACGCCTCAAAGGCCACAATCCAGCAGGTGTCCTCACAGTTAGGTAAGGCCCTTGAGGATGAGGCCCGCTTCGGTCGTATCCGTGAGCAGGAAGCCGCCTACTTCAAGAAGAACGTAGCGGACCAGCTGGACAAGCGTGTAGGCCACGTGTACAAGAAGGCTTTCATGCAGGTCGTCGAGGCCGATATGATTTCCAAAGGGATGCTGGGCGGCGACAACTGGTCGAGCTGGAAGACCGACGAGCAGATGCACGTGGGCACTAAGCTGCTTGAGCTACTCATCGAGGGCACTGGTCTGGTGGAAATGACCAAGAACAAGATGGCCGATGGCTCCGACGATGTTACCAGTATGCAGATGGTCCAGCTGTCTCCGGCCTTCGTGGAACTCCTGAGCAAACGAGCGGGCGCACTCGCAGGTATCAGCCCGATGCACCAGCCGTGCGTGGTCCCTCCGAAACCTTGGGTTGAAACCGTAGGTGGTGGCTACTGGTCAGTCGGTCGTCGCCCGCTGGCGCTGGTGCGTACCCACTCCAAGAAGGCGCTCCGCCGCTACGCTGACGTGCACATGCCAGAGGTATACAAGGCGGTAAACCTCGCGCAAAACACGCCGTGGAAGGTGAACAAGAAGGTGCTGGCGGTAGTCAACGAGATTATCAACTGGAAGCACTGCCCGGTAGGTGACGTCCCAGCGATTGAACGCGAAGAGTTGCCACCACGCCCAGACGATATCGACACCAATGAGGTGGCACGTAAGGTATGGCGTAAGGAGGCAGCAGCGGTCTACCGTAAGGACAAGGCCCGCCAGTCTCGCCGTTTGTCGATGGAGTTTATGGTCGCACAGGCCAACAAGTTCGCTAACCACAAGGCCATCTGGTTTCCTTACAACATGGACTGGCGCGGGCGTGTGTACGCTGTGAGTATGTTCAACCCGCAGGGCAACGACATGACCAAGGGTATGCTGACGCTGGCCAAAGGTAAGCCAATCGGTCTCGATGGGTTCTACTGGCTGAAGATTCACGGCGCAAACTGTGCAGGTGTCGACAAGGTTCCCTTCCCTGAGCGCATAAAGTTCATCGAAGAGAACGAGGGCAGCATTCTGGCGAGCGCAGCGGACCCGCTGAATAACACTTGGTGGACCCAGCAAGATTCGCCATTCTGTTTCTTGGCGTTCTGCTTCGAGTACGCAGGTGTTAAGCACCACGGCCTGAATTACAACTGCTCGCTGCCGCTGGCGTTCGATGGGTCCTGCTCTGGGATTCAGCACTTCAGCGCGATGCTCCGCGATTCCATCGGTGGTCGTGCCGTTAACCTGCTGCCTTCTGATACCGTGCAGGATATCTACAAGATTGTGGCCGACAAGGTTAACGAGGTGCTCCACCAGCACGCGGTCAACGGGTCTCAAACGGTGGTCGAGCATATTGCTGATAAAGAGACTGGCGAGTTCCGCGAGAAGGTAACGCTGGGTGAATCCGTACTGGCTGCTCAGTGGTTGCAGTATGGCGTGACCCGTAAGGTCACTAAGCGTTCGGTCATGACGTTGGCATATGGTTCCAAAGAGTTCGGCTTCCGCCAGCAAGTTCTTGAGGATACCATCCAGCCTGCTATTGACAATGGCGAGGGCCTGATGTTTACGCACCCTAACCAAGCGGCTGGCTACATGGCCAAGCTGATTTGGGACGCTGTGACTGTGACTGTAGTGGCCGCCGTGGAAGCAATGAACTGGCTGAAGTCTGCCGCTAAACTGCTGGCCGCTGAAGTCAAGGACAAGAGGACCAAAGAGGTGCTACGTAAGCGCTGCGCAATCCACTGGGTAACACCAGACGGCTTCCCGGTGTGGCAAGAGTACCGTAAGCAGAACCAAGCCCGCCTGAAGCTGGTCTTCCTCGGTCAGGCCAACGTCAAGATGACGTACAACACTGGGAAGGACTCCGAGATTGATGCTCACAAGCAGGAATCCGGCATCGCTCCCAACTTTGTCCACTCACAGGACGGTAGCCACCTGCGCATGACCGTAGTGCACGCCAACGAGGTCTATGGGATTGACTCCTTCGCGCTCATTCACGACTCCTTCGGGACCATTCCGGCAGACGCTGGGAATCTCTTCAAGGCAGTCCGTGAGACGATGGTCAAGACCTACGAGGACAACGATGTGATTGCTGACTTCTACGACCAGTTCGCTGACCAGCTGCACGAGTCTCAGCTCGACAAGATGCCCGCTGTCCCTGCCAAAGGTGACCTGAATCTGCGCGATATCTTGGAGTCTGACTTCGCGTTTGCGTAAGGTCTCAGGCAATTAGGACACACTATCAGGAACATACTCAAGGTCATCATTCGGTGGCCTTCATGAATGTCCCTTACTATCGCAATCAGGAGCAACACCATGCATCAGAACACAATCAACTTTGAGCGCACCCGTGAACGTCAGCAGACCGAGGGTTACATCCCTAAGGGCCGCAAGCTGAACAAGACTAAGCGCGGTGGTGGCGTGAAGGGTTCCTTCCGTAACGCGAAGGGAGACAGTGTTGTTAACCAAGAGAAATACTTCGTAGGAGCGTAACAAATGGCTACGGAAAAAAGATGGCTTTTCGATGGGAGCACCTCACAATGGTCTCGTTTAGGTGCAGCGGAGCGCAGACTACTGGATACGACAGGACTGCACGTGGTCATGCTTGACGACCCATTCACTAACACCGTGCTGTTCAACGTATTCGAGCCACGCGGGTCGCTTCTAATAAGCAAGCGGTTCAGCCACTGGTCGATTGACTCAGCGTCAGACTGGCTGGCAAAACTCGCAGCTGACTACTCAAGCTGGCAGTAATTAGGTCACACTATAGGCAGACTCAAGGTCATCGGATTCCGGTGGCCTTTATGATTGCTTATTGCACACTAAATGAACACTACACTTCGGAGATATCATCATGATGAACATTAAGACTAATCCATTTAAGGCCGTATCGTTCGTTCGCTCTGCTATCGAGAAGGCGCTGGAGACTTCCGGTTACCTCATCGCAGACACTAAGCACGATGGTGTACGCGGGAACATTTGCGTAGACAACACGGCCAACGCAGCGTGGCTCAGCCGGGTCTCCAAGACCATTCCGGCACTTGAGCACCTCAACGGTTTCGACCATCGCTGGCAGAAGTTACTGAAAGATGACCGCTGGATTTTCCCGGATGGTTTTATGCTGGATGGTGAACTCATGGTCAAAGGAGTGGACTTTAACACCGGGTCTGGACTGCTGCGCACCAAGTGGCTCAAGAAGGGCAACATGCAGTTTGACATCGGTGGTCCATACGAGCACTGGGCGTCTGAGATGAAGGGCCTACCATTCGCGCTCCACCCTAACCACCTCAAAGTTGTACTCTACGATATCATTCCACTTGACATTATCGAGTCCGGTGATGACTACAGCGTGATGACCCTCCTCCGCCTTGAGCACGTCAAGGTTGCCTTACCAATCCTGCAAGACCACTTCCCTGAAGTCGAGTGGTGCCTCTCGGAGTCCCATGAAGTTTACGACATGGACGAACTCGAAGCGCTGTATCGACAGAAACGTGAAGAAGGTAACGAAGGTCTGGTGGTCAAGGACCCTCAGGGCATCTATAAGCGCGGCAAGAAGTCCGGCTGGTGGAAGATGAAGCCAGAGAATGAAGCTGACGGTATAGTTGTGGGCCTCAACTGGGGAACTCCCGGTCTTGCCAACGAGGGCAAGGTGATTGGCTTCGAGGTTCTCCTTGAGTCTGGCCGAGTCGTGTCCGCTAACAACATCTCTCAGGCACTTATGGAAGAATTTACCAAGCGCGTCAAAGAGTACACCACCGAGTGTAACGCCAACGAAGCTGGGTGTTGGTACATGAACCCGTACGAGGGATGGGCGTGCCAAATCAAGTACATGGAGGAAACCCCAGACGGTTCTCTGCGTCACCCGTCGTTCGACAAATGGCGTGGCACTGAGGCTGACCCTACCACCAAGATGTAATTAGGACCCACTATAGGAGACACCAAATGTCTATCAACCTGATTCTAATCATCGTGTTCATCCTCGCGGCTATCGTGTGGTCAATGAACGACGAGCCACCAAAAGGAGCATAACCATGCGCTTACACTTCAATAAATCCAACGGTATCTTCTCGGTTCGCCGTGAAGACCGCAGCACTGTAGCAGCCACCGAGCGCCACGGTAAGATTCCACGTATCGGCGACACCTTCGAGCTGGCACCCAGTGTCCACATCTTGGTTACTCGCGGTCTCTACGAATTGGCTCAGACTAAGAGCCGTCCTTTCGTACCCGTTGTGGTAACCAAGTGGCCACGTCTGCGCCTGTTCTGGGAGCGCATCAAGGAGGTCGTAAATGACTGAGCGTGAAATTCAAGTGGTGAACCTGCTAGTCGAACGGAATGTTGACCTAGAGGATTCCGCAGTGTGCGGTGAGATTAATTGCGACAAGGTTTCCTGCAAGGATTGCCCTTTAAATACCGAAGTTTCAACCCTTGGGGAGGTACGAGCTATGGATGACCGCAAGGAAGTAGAGCCAGAGGGAATTGCTAAACCTGAGGTGGTGGTATCGACCTTCTGTGAGGCGTGCTCGTTTGATGACGACCGTTACCCACACACCTGTAAGTCAAAGGTGGTACAGTCAGGAACTATCTGCACAGCCTGTGGTACCCGTGACGAGAACCACGTGAAATCCTGCCCGAACCATCATGACAAAAAGTCTGACGCTGTGAAGTCCCCGAGTCATTACCAGCTGTTCGAAGGCGTCGAGGCCATCGAGGTGATTGCTCGCAGCATGACCCAAGAGATGTTCAAAGGGTACTGCCTCGGGAACATCCTCAAGTACCGCCTGCGGGCTGGGAAGAAGTCCGAGCTGGCAACCTTGGAGAAAGACATGGCGAAGGCCACTTTCTATCTGGAGCTGTACACCAAGCACAAGGGTCTGTGTTATGACGCCAAGTGACTGTATAGACCATGGTAAGAAGGGCACCTACTATAGTGCCTACTGTAAGCGACTCGGTAAGAACATCGGTCTACACAGGCAGGTTCTTGCTGAGAAGCTAGGAATAAACGTGGAGGACATGGACGGTGTGGCGATGCACTTGTGTGACAACAAGCGCTGTATAAACCCTGACCACTTAGTGTTGGGCACGCAATCTGAGAACATTCTCTCAGCACACTCGAACGGTCTTGTCCCACGTAACCAACCTACCAACAGACTCAGTGAGGACCTTAGGGTATTAATCCGTGAGAGTGACTTAGGGACGCGGGAGTTGGCTAGGAGTCTTGGCATACACCACTCCACGGTAAGTAGGATTCGTAATGGAAAGTCCAAGTGAGTGGGCAAGAAAGATGTACGAGAAGACGCTCGACCCTGCGTACATCACCCTGTATAACATGTGGAAGGAGCGAGAAGATGCAAAAGTTCGTCGTAACGGTCGAGACAGCTAACGCATCGTACGAACTCCCGGTACACGCTGGGTCTCTTGATGAGGCCCTCGAAGTTGCCGAGGCGGAGTACGAAGAGTTAGGCCAAGTGACTCGGGTACGACCGGATACTAATTTCGGGTTCGACCTGTAATCATTAGGACACACTATAGGGACACAGGTTGTCCCTCTTTCTGTTATAAACCAAAGGAGATTCACCATGGCATTCGCTAAGAAGAAAATTTACACCACCAAGATTGGTACCTGTGAGCCGTACGCTTACTTCAACAAGCCGGACTATGGCGGTGAGGGTTTTGAGAACCCACGCGGTACCTACAAAGGTTCCGTAACGTTCAAGAACGAAGACTGTCAGGAGCTGGTAGACCTCATCGTTAAGACCCACGAGGAAAACTACGCTGCTCGTCTGGAAGCACACGAAGCGAATCCACCGAAGGTCCAGAAGGGTAAGAAACCCCTGAAGCCATACGAAGGCGACATGCCGTTCTTCGACAATGGCGACGGTACCACCACGTTCAACTTCAAGTGCTACGGTTCGTACGAGGACAAGAAGACTGGCGAGACCAAGAAGATTGTTCTGGGTGTAGTTGACGCCAAGGGTAAACGCATCCAAGACGTACCAATTATTGGCGGCGGCTCCAAAGTGAAGATTCGCTTCTCTCTGGTACCGTACGGATGGTCTGCGGTAGCTGGCGCTTCCGTTAAGTTGCAGCTGGAAGGCGTGATGCTGGTCGAACTGGCTACCTTTGGTGGTGGCGAAGACGACTGGGCTGATGAAGCCGTAGAAGGTGGTTACGAAGCGGACGAACCTCGCAGCCGTAAACCTCAGGAAGACCCGGAAGACTGGTCTGGCGAGGAAGAGGCTGACGAGGGTGAAGCCGAAGAAGACGATGACTTCTAATGGCTGGCTACGGAGCCAAAGGGATTCGGAAGGTGGGTGCCTTCCGGTCTGGCCTTGAGGACAAGGTATCCAAGCAGTTAGAATCAAAGGGCGTCACGTTCGACTACGAATTGTGGCGCATCCCTTACGTTATTCCTGCGAGTGACCACCTTTACACTCCAGACTTCTTGTTGCCCAACGGTATCTTCGTGGAGACTAAGGGTCTCTGGGAAGCCGAGGACCGCAAGAAGCACCTACTGATTCGTGAGCAGCACCCGGAGTTAGACATTCGGCTAGTGTTCTCTTCGAGTCGCACTAAGATTTACAAAGGGTCACCAACCAGTTACGCTGAGTGGTGTGAGAAGCATAACATCTTGTTTGCCGACAAATTGATTCCCGTAGACTGGCTGAAGGAGCCGAAGCGTGATGTACCGTTCGGCAAGTTCAAACAGAAGAAAGGAGCAAAGTAGTATGGCCAAAGTTCAATTCACTAAGCGCAAGGAGACCTCTCAGATTTTCGTTCACTGTTCCGCCACAAAGGCAACCATGGACATCGGAGTCCGTGAGATTCGCCAGTGGCACAAAGAGCAGGGCTGGCTGGACGTTGGGTATCACTTCATCATCCGACGTGATGGCACCGTTGAGGCGGGCCGAGACCAAGACGCCGTAGGGTCCCACGTCAAGGGGTACAACTCGACTTCTGTCGGTGTGTGTCTGGTGGGCGGTATTGACGCCAAGGGTAACCCTGAGGCAAACTTCACGCCAGCCCAAATGCAGTCTCTGCGTTCACTGCTGGTAGAACTGAAGGTGCAATACTCTGGGGCCGTTCTGATGGCACACCACGACGTAGCACCTAAAGCCTGCCCGAGCTTCGACTTGAAGCGCTGGTGGGAGAAGAACGAACTGGTCACTTCTGACCGTGGGTAAACATTAGGGCACACTACAGGGAGACAATTACGTTTCCCTGTTGTCGCTTGAGGAGATTACTTTATGAGCAAGTTCAAAGAACACTTTGACCCAATCCCGTTCCTAGCGTATGCACTGCTGGGATTGTGGGCGCTGTCCTTCGTGGGCTCGTTTATCATTTCATGCATCAACGGTACATCGTTATGAGTTACGGAGACAGTCAAGAAGATGGTCAGGAGAGTATCTTCCTGTTCCACGCTCCGTGCGAAAACTGTGGTTCTTCTGATGGTAACTCAGTGTACTCTGACGGGCATGAATATTGCTTCGTGTGTCAACACCGAGTGAGAGGCTCAGAGGAACGTACCGAAAAGTTATCATCGAGAAGACCCAAAGGAGGGAATTACGGGATGAATACACAAGGTTCAGGCTTATTGGTATTCGGCGAGAGTGACGGTCGGTACACTGACCTGACCGCTCGCGGTATCTCAAAGGCGACATGCCAGAAGGCTGGCTATTGGGTCGCCAAGGTCAGAGGGACTGCCTATCAGGTGGCCGACTATCGTGACCAGAATGGCTCCATCGTCTCTCAGAAGTTGCGGGACAAGGAGAAGAACTTCTCTACCAGAGGGTCCCACAAAGGGGATGCACTGTTCGGTAAGCACCTATGGAATGGTGGCAAGAAGATTGTCATCACCGAGGGTGAAATCGACATGTTAACCGTGATGCAACTTCAGGACTGTAAGTGGCCTGTGGTTTCTCTCGGTCACGGTGCGTCAGCCGCTAAGAAAACTTGTAGTGCAAACTACGAGTATTTCGATAGCTTCGACCAGATTATCCTGATGTTCGACATGGATGACCCCGGTCGTGCAGCTGTAGAGGAAGCCGCTCAGGTTCTCCCTCCCGGTAAGGTACACGTAGCGGTGCTGACCGAGAAGGATGCCAATGAGTGTTTACTAAAAGGTAAGGGCAAGGAAGTGCTCGACCAGATATGGAACGCAGCACCTTGGGTGCCCGATGGTGTCATTGGTGCGATGTCCATGAAGGACAGAGTGCGAGAGGCCATGACCAGCGAGCAGAGCGTGGGATACCTTTTCTCGGGATGCCCGGGACTGAATGACCGAACCTTGGGTGCACGTGGTGGCGAAGTCATCATGGTCACTTCTGGGTCAGGAATGGGTAAGTCTACGTTCGTTCGCCAGCAGGCCCTAGGGTTCGCCAGAGGGCAAGGACTGCGGGTAGGCATGGCGATGCTTGAGGAGTCCGTAGAGGAGACCATGGAGGATGTCCTAGGGATTGCCAACGGCATCCGCTTACGGCAGCAGCCTCGGGAGTTCAAGCAGAAACTCATTGAGGACGGCACGTATGATGAGTGGTTCGATGAGCTGTATGGCTCCGACCAGTTCCACCTCTACGACTCCTTTGCGGAAGCTGAGGTGGACCGCCTGCTGGCCAAGCTGCACTACATGCGCACAGGGTTGAACTGTGACGTAATCATTCTGGACCACATCTCAATCGTAGTGTCAGCCTCGGAGGAATCCGATGAGCGCAAGATGATTGACCGACTCATGACCAAGCTGAAAGGGTTCGCTAAGTCAACCGGAGTGGTACTTATTGTTATTTGCCACCTGAAGAACCCGGAGAAAGGTAAAGCTCACGAAGAAGGACGTGCTGTTTCCATTACTGACCTGCGTGGGTCTGGGTCTCTGCGCCAACTCTCTGATACTATCATTGCCCTTGAGCGTAATCAGCAAGGGGACATGCCTAATCTTGTCCTCCTTCGTATTCTCAAGTGTCGCTTTAATGGTATTGGCGTTGGCATTGCGGGATACATGGAGTACAACGAAAAGACCGGACTCCTTGAACCGTCTAGCTACACTGGCGGAGAAGGAGAGGGAGATACTGGCTGGGAAGGCCACGAAGAAGACGACTACTAAACGTAAATGCAATGGGGCGTACTGCTGGTGCGCCTCTGACCCTGATTATCAATAACTGAAAGGAGAACCA